AGTTAATTGGTGATTTGATTCATTTCAGTTCAGTATTTGGGTATAATCATTATGTTGGTTGTCTACGTGGTGGTGCGTATTATTTTGCTTTCAGAAATGATGATAACTTTGAAATAATACAAAAATGATAATCAGTGGTGAATAATTATATGAAAGCAAATATGGAATATGTTAATAAAGCAGGAATTACCGTTAAAGAACTGATTACTGTTTTGAGTGGTTGTGACCCTGAAGCTTTAGTTTATTTGTCTTATAAAGGCGTAAAATTTAGTTGGTTATGTACAACAATTGATACATATGACTTAGATATTGATGGATGTATAAATATTTCTGATGATGTACAATACGATAAACATGAAATGAATCTTGATGGAATTATTGAGATTCTAGACGGTTTAATCGCAGAAGTTGAAAGGATTGAGAAAGATGAATGAAAGAAGATATAACTTACAAGATACAAGGCTAAATCAAATCACAATACGTTCAGCCTCAGGCAGCACGTGGATTGTGGATAGACATATTGCCGACTATATTATTTGGAATCTAGAAACTCTTACTGTAACTGGCTTCAAAGAAGATGAAGAAGTTTTGATGTTAACGTATGTGGATGAAATATCTGCGGAGTTGTATTAAATTGATGATTGAAGCCCCAGTTGTCGTGTTAGTGGTATTGTTTGTAGGTTTCTTGGTGTTATTGGCTTTTTATATTGGTGATTTGCGTGAGCAGATAAAACAGTTGCAATGGGAAGCTAATTTCCATAGAGAAATATCTTCTGAGTATCAAACTAAATTTATAGACACGCATATGAAATTACAGAAACTCAAAGAAAAAAAACTTTAACTCTTTTTTCACTTTTTTTTCTATTTCTTTTTTTCTAATTGATTACAACTAATAATGAGGGGACAAAGTATTAATCTCCTCAAAAATGTAGCACAAAATGTTATTTTCTATTAAAAATACTTTCTAATAAATAACAACTCCAAGTTTAAAATATTGAATTGGAAACTGTAACAAGTATGACTCATAAACTAATCTATGAAAACATGATACCACTATGTCCTGAATGCCTGGGACAACGATTCACAAAAGACTTCATTCATGATGAAATATCATGCCGACGTTGTGGATTAGTTATAATTGCTCCTTTCACTCCAAACGTGGTGTGTAAAGGATTCAAATTGTTACATGTGAAAATATATGAAGTATAACTGTTCAAAAAAAAAACATTTTTTTTTGGTTAAAGGTTTTATTGCCTTATCCTTTTCTATTTAACATAAATCTTAAAGTATTATAAAAGCTTGAATAAATGTATAACAAAAAGGGGAATATGTTTTTTTTTCAAAATAAAAAGAAAAAACATGATTTTGGAGGGGTACCATTGTCCGTATTATACCACTCTTTTAAAAGCGAAACTATTGATAAAAACAACCTAACGGAAAACAGTACTCCTCCCAAAAGTTTTATAACCCTTCAAAAATTTTTAAAAAAATGAGATTGAAACCTCCCCACACAATTGAATGTTTGAAACTTGTACAAGAAAAAAAAAATAATTAGTATTAATCCATATTCCAATAAAGTCATAAAATAATCACGAAAAAAGGGCATGAGTTCCTAAAAATTATAATAAAAATAACAAGGACTTGTAACATACCAAAACAACACAAATGTATAGGGGAAAAAATAATGTGGTGCAAAAGTAATCCACACAATCTCACATCTCACTATTTTAAATGGTTGTGAAAATGAAAATATAGTTTGATATAAAAATTAATGATTTGTTATAAATGCTATTATTCCTTCTAGTCATTTTACGGTTGAAACTTTGACATAAGAGAATAATAACAATAAAAGGGGTTCAAAACCCCACACAACCAAAACACTTAAAAAAATGGTTCTAAAAGGAAAAAAAACTGTAAAGCAGGTGTAAAAGAAAAACAATTATTAATCGAGGTGAAAACTCTCCTTAAAAAAGTTTCACCTTACTTACCAAAATGCAGTATTGTAAAAATTACTATTACAAAAAAAAAGGTGGGTTCGACTCCCACCAGAACCACTACACTCAAAACATATTATTTTTGTTGCTATTGTTATATAAATTTATAAAAAAAAATCGCAAAAATCGCAAAAACCACAGGGGGTGGAACAAATGAACATCACTGACCCAACACCATACACAAACAAAGAAGGAAAAACAGAAACACCAAAACAAAAATTTTTTCTACGAAGAGTATAAACAATTACCCCCATTCCTAAGAGACCTTAATAATTTGTATGATGTTTTACAACGCAAGGAAAAAGAAGGAACACTTCCATTTAAATTGCCGAAAAAAGGCACAATACGTACATATAAAAGAAAGATGGATTGGGATAAACGTATCATAGAATCACTAGGAACAAACTCAAAAACAAACCACATGATAAACACGGACCACTTCATGAATGAATTATGGGAAGATGCAATTGATTATCATCAAAGAACACGACAACAAAAAGACAAAATAGAATGGAACAAAGTAGAATCCCTTGATGATACTACACGCATTCAAAATCTCAAAGCAATACAAGACCAGTACGATAAAAGTTTCAAAACACTAACAGGCACACCAATCAGCATAGCAGAAATGTATGCAATGCTTGAAGTACTAAAAGCAACAGAACAAGAAGAAAATAACCAACTGGACCTCACAGAGAAACTACTAAATAAGGGAAACGATAAGAAATGATACGTCACGATTACTGGAAAGAATATCAATCACTTCAATTTGAAGAAGATGATATTGAATATTTTCCACTTGATCCATTCGGTGAAGTAGCATCAACATTCATATTACAAAGTGACGCTTTCATAAACATAGCCGTTGGAAGTATCAGAAGTGGAAAGACTATAGCTTCAATTGTGAGATTCTTAAGATATATTCAAAGTACAGATTATACTTATTTTGCAATGGCAGGTAAAACATTGAAAGCTTTGAAAAAGAATGTTGTACGACCCATGAAAGGAATTATGCGTAGTCTTGGAATCAAATATCATCACCGTAAGTCTGATGATGAAATTGACATACTCAACATGGGAAAACTCCGAACAATCGTACTATATGGTGTTGAAAAGAAGGGCAGTGATGAAATAATCAAAGGAAGTACCTATGCAGGAGCATTTCTAGATGAAGTAACAGTAATGGACCCTGAAGGAGTACACATGTTAGTATCAAGAAATAGTGATGGTGATGCGAAGATATTCATGACCTGCAATCCAGGTAATCCTAATAATTTTGTATATACTGAATATGTGAACAACCAGGAAAAACTTGCTAATGATGATGTGAAAGTGGTTAACTTTCTTATTGATGATAATCCAAGTTTGTCACCAAGTTATGTTCGACATATCAAGTCTATTTATCCGGAGGATAGCTTATTTTATAAACGGAATATCCTGAATCAGTGGGTGAGTGGTCAAGGGGCAATATACGATAAATTCAATGATGATAACATCTATGATACATACATGCCACTTGATTGGTATGATTTTGTTGAGGTGGGCAGCGATTATGGTACAAGTACAACTACCTGTTATGAAGTAATAGGCATTAAAGAATTTGAAGACCACACTCAGTTTGATGTGATTAGGGAGTATGGTTATGATGCTAAACGTGAAGGTGTTACTCAAACAGATGCACAACGTGTTGATGATATATACAATTTACAGGAAGAATATCATCTTGAAAAGAATAACACATTCTATGTTAGTCATGATGCAACATCACTTTTATCTGCTCTTGAAAAAGATGATCGAATCAAAATGTCACTTGACACATTCAAACCAAACACATTAGAATGTATCCAGGAAATCAGTAGCTTGTTCTATAAAAATTATCTCCGAATTCATAAGAGTTGTACTGAAACTATTAAACAGATTCAAGGCTATGAATGGGATACGAAAGCTGCTCAAAATGGTGAAGATAAACCTGTCAAGAAGGATGATCATTATCCTGATGCTTTGCGTGCTCCTATTATTACTCATAGTAATCAAAAGGAGATTCTTGCAGGGGTTATTTCTTTTTGATACTTTTTTTATTTAATCTCATTTTTTGTTATATTACTTTTTACTTTTATTAATTTTTCATTAAACATTGATTTTGAGATACCGTGTTTTATTTTTTTTATTCGACAATGTTCAAAACCAAAAACTATTCTTTATTAAGGTGAAACATTATGAATTTTATTGATAAACTAAAAAATCGTATACTTCCAACAATACGGACAACAGACAACACACTGTTTGCACAATCACAAAAGAAACGCAAACACGCACAAATAACAAGAAAACAAAAACTACAACTCTTCTACGATGCACTATACAACCTATGGGTGTACAGGTGCTGTCAAGTCTACATAGACACAACACTAGCATGTGGATACACACTCGACACTGAAACTGGTGAACAAGACAATCTCCAATCACAATACTACCTGAGAAACCTTTTTGAAAATCCGGAAGGCTATGGTGGTGACTTGACATACGATGGTATGGTGAACTTGATATGGAAATCCTTCCTGGTGCTTGGTGATTGTTTCTTCGAAGCAGGATATGATGAAGACTACAACTGGACCGGATTAAAATACATCCCCAACGATGAAATCTTCTGGAATACAGAAAACGAATGTTATGCACTAACATATCAACCGGACGTGTTGTATGAACCTCACGAGTTAATACACATCTACAATCCATCGGTCAAAGGTAAGGAACGACACTTTGGTACTAGTTTGATTGAAGAATGTGGTGCAAGTATAGCATTACTTAACAATGCATTGAACTTCAACAATGACATCTT